TAGAATAGGAGTTTTTATGAATTTAAGTCGTAATTTTACTTTATCAGAATTAATTAAATCAGACACAGCAATCCGTAAGGGTATTAATAATAATCCTAACGCAGAACAAATAGAAAAATTAAAAGCATTGTGTGAAAATATTTTACAACCAGTACGTGACCATTTCGGCAGAGTTAAAATTACCAGCGGATTTCGTAGCGTGGCATTGTGTGAAGCTATCGGTAGCTCGGCACGATCACAACATGCAAAAGCTGAGGCGGCAGATTTTGAATGTATTGGCGTAGACAACGCTGAATTATTTGATTGGATTAAAAATAATCTTTCACCAGATCAATTGATTCTCGAGTTCTACACTCCGGGCGAACCTAACTCGGGCTGGATCCACTGTAGCTGGATACCAGATCAACCAAGAGCATCATTCTTACACGCTTTCAAATCAGAAGGTAAAACTAAATATAAACCAATACTAGGCTCAGCAAAGGAGTTAATATAATATGGCAATAACGAGATCACAAATACCTAAACAAATAGAGGGTAAGTTAAGAGGTGCTAGAGATGAAAAAGAAAAAAAACGAAGAGTTATCGCATCTATTAAAAAGAAATCCAGAAGCAAAAAAGTTAAGGTCTAGAAACTACAAGTCAAAAGTGATACAATCTAAAAAGTTGTACAACAGAAAAAGGCTTAGACACTATGACTAAATTATGTGCTAGAGGCAAAGCGGCCGCTAAAAGAAAATTTCGAGTATATCCTTCAGCATATGCTAATGCTTATGCTAGTAAGATATGTGCTGGTAAAATTAAAGACCCAAGTGGTGTAAAAAGAAAAGATTTTAAAGGACCAAAACCAGCTGGTAAGGTTGTTGGTGGTGAGGCTAAAATTAAAAAAGTTATAGGTGGTTTAAAAAAAGCATCTAAAACACATGCGGCTCAAGCTAAAACTTTACAATCTGTTGTAAAAGCTTCTGATGGACAATTTGCACAAAAATTGCAATCTTACGATGGTAGCTATATGAGAGGCGATTTAGCTGGTCATAAGGTATCAAATAAAAGTTTAAATAATTATTACAAAGGAATGATCGATGGCTAAAAAAGCAAAAGATGTTTTAAAGAAACATAAGAAAAAAGAAAAAACATTTGATAATCCTTTTGATGCAAGAAAATATGGAGATGATATTGATGCAGCTAATTACAGAGAACAAAAATCTATTGAAGCTAAGGGCATGATGTGTGGTGGAGAAGCTAGAGGAACGGGAGCCGCTATCAGAGGTAAAAAATTTGAAGGAGTATTTTAATGGGTAAGAAGAATATACCAGATTATTTAAAAAAAACACTTAAAGGAACTACAATAGGTGGTGGAGTAAATGTTTTTGATGATGAATATGTAACTTCTCCAAAAGCTACTGTAAGTATAGGAAAAGGTAAAACATCGATTTCTGGTGGGATAGAAAAACCATTCAGTAAAGTAAGTAAAGAAAATATTAATAGTGCCATATCACTTGGAATAACTAAAGGGAATATGGAAGAGGGAGACTCTTCTGAATTTTCACTTACAGGAACAAAACAAGGAAAAGCTAAAAATTTAAGTTTAAGTTTTTCTAAAAATTTTAGTGGTGGTGGAGAAGCCAGAGGTGGTGGAGCAGCTATCAGAGGCAAAGGTTTTAAAGGCGTATTTTAATGAGTCTTAAAAAATGGTTTAACGAAAAATGGGTAGATATAGGATCACCCAAAAAAGGAGGAGGGTATAAAGAATGTGGAAGAAAATCTGCAAGTGGATCAAAAAGAAAGTACCCCAAATGCGTTCCTGCTGCAAAAGCAGCCCAAATGACATCCTCGCAAAAGCGTTCTGCGGTTGTAAGAAAAAGAAATAAATCACAAGGAGTTGGTGGTAAACCAACAAATGTTAGTACCTTTACCAAGAGATATTATGGTGGTATGATAGAAATTTAAGGAGAATTATTATGTTAAAAGGCAATCAAAAAAAATTAGACAAAAATAAAGATGGTAAAATATCTGGTGAAGATTTTAAGATGATGAAAAAAGCTTCTGTAGGACTTGGAGTTTTAATGTCAGACAAAGGTAAAAAAATAGCTAAAAAATCTATAAAATCTAGAGCTGCGTTAAGTCCATCTTTAAACTATTTAGGTAGAGATGCTGGAGGAGCTGCAGTTAAAGGAATGGGTGCAGCAAGATCATCAGGTATGGGTTTACAAGACGAACAATTACTACCGGGAAAGACTTTAGACTATTATAAAGATATAATGTAATGAATTATGGCAACGTCAGGAACTACAGTATTCGATTTACAAATCGATGATATTATTGAAGAAGCTTACGAGAGATGTGGCTTACGAACTAATAGTGGAAATGACATAAGAAGTGCTAGAAGAAGTTTAAATCTTTTATTTTCAGAATGGGGAAACAGAGGTGTTCACCTTTGGAAAGTAAATCTAAATCAAATTATATTTACAGCAGGAGTTGCAACTTATTCTGTTCCAACTCAAGTAAATGATGTTCTTGAAGCTTATATATCTTCAACTGGTGCAGTAAATGGAACTCTTAGTACTGCTTTAACAAATTCTGCTACAAGTATTGTTTTAACTGATGGTTCTGCGTTTGCTTCAAGTGGCACAGTTCAAATTGGTTTAGAATTTATTACATACACTGGTAAATCTACGAACACATTGACTGGAGCTACAAGAGGAGCTTTAGGTTCTTCGGCAGTTGCTCATGCCTCTGGTGTAGCAGTACAAAATATAACTGGACAAGGAACATCTTCAACTCAAGATATTGCATTAACAAAAATAGATAGATCTGCTTACTCTGCATTACCAAATAAATTAGCAACTGGTCAACCTTCACAATATTATGTTAACAGACAAACACAACCAACTATAAGTGTTTATCTTGCACCAGATGCTTCTACTTATACAACTTTAAAATATTATTCAATTGATAGAATTGATGATGCTGGAGCTTTTACTAATAATGCAGATGTTCCTTTTAGATTTCTACCATGTATGTGTTCTGGTCTTGCATATTATTTATCACAAAAAAGAGCACCAGATAGAATACAATTATTAAAACAATTATATGAGGATGAGTTATTAAGAGCATTAAATGAAGATGGTTCAAGAACTTCTGTTTATATTTCTCCTCAAACTTATTTTGGAGATGGTGTATAATGAGTTTTGCAAGTGGAAAAAGATCAAAAGCAATATCAGATAGATCAGGTCAAGCATTTCCTTATAGAGAAATGGTAAAAGAATGGAATGGTTCTTTAGTACATATATCTGAGTTTGAACCAAAACATCCACAACTTGATCCACCTTATCACAAAGCAGATCCAGTAGCTTTACAAAATCCAAGAACAATGAAATTTCAACAACCTACTGATATATCAACTATTAATCCACAAGCTCCAAATGATGCTACTATTGCAGATTCTGGTGGAATATTTGTAGGGGTTGCTAATCTTTCTTTACCAGGAGATTTTGCATTTATTACTCAAGGCACAAGTGCTATGATACCTGCGGATCCATCTTTACAAAATAGAAGAAGACAATTGGATTCATTAATTGGAAACACAACGGTGAGTATTACATAATGGCTACAACTTATTCAAATTTTTTAACTCAAGTAAGAAATTATACTGAAGTAGATAGTAATGTTTTAACAGATGCTATTATACAAGATTTTATTAGATCTGTAGAATTAGATGTTGCTGGCAAAGTTGATTATGATGATCTAAGAAAATATGCTACCTCAGCTTTTACTGCTTCAAATAGATATTTAAGTTTACCTTCTGATTGTATGATCATAAGATCTATTCAAGTTATTGATAGTAGTAATGATAGAACTTTTTGTGAAAAAAGAGATACTAGTTTTATATCCGAATATAATAATTCTGGAGCAACAGGTACTCCGAAATATTGGGCAAATTGGGATGATTTCACGGCTTTAGTAGCACCTACACCAGATTCTGCATATACTGTTCAAATCAATTATATAATTGATCCACCACAGTTTACTTCAACAAACAATACTTTTTTATCTACTTATCAAGAGTCGATGTTATTACATGGAGTGTTGTCTGAGGCTTTTAGATTCTTAAAAGGACCAGACAATCTATACAACCTCTATCAAACAAAGTATACTGAAGAAGTACAAAATTTTGCTCTACAACAAATGGGCAGAAGAAGACGTGCAGAATTTGATGATGGTGTTCCAAGAATAAAAATTGAATCACCATCTCCATAAATTTATAAAGGAGAACAATTATGGCTATAACAACAAACGCAATATGTAATACTTTTAAAAAAGAATTACTTCAAGGAAAACACGACTTTGATACATCATCTGACACTTACAAGTTAGCGATGTACACAAGTTCAGCGACTTTAGGAAAATCAACAGAAAACTATTCTACTAACCCAGGCGGTGGATCAAACACTGAAGTTACTTCATCAAACTACACAGCAGGTGGAAAAGCTTTGGTAAACCAAGGTGTAAAAGTTTCATCTTCAGTAGCTATTACTGATTTTGCTGATCTAAGTTTTCAAAACGTAACTCTTACTGCAAGAGGTGCTTTGATTTACAATACAACTACAGACGGTGGTTCAAATACTACTGACGCTGTTGCTGTATTAGATTTTGGTAGTGATAAAACTGCAACATCTGGAACATTTACTATTCAATTCCCAGCATTCACAACATCTGCTGCGATATTAAGAATAGCATAATAATTATGGGAGCCCGATCTAGTGACAACAAAAACATTTACTGTTACAGTTTCTAATCCTGGATCGGGCAACAAATATTATTTAGATAGTGTACTAACCCCTACTATCTCATTAGCAAAAGGGGCTACTTATAAATTTGATCAATCTGATGCATCTAACAATACTCATCCCTTAGTATTTTCATCAGATTCTGGAAACTCAACTCCATATACAGATGGAGTTACTACAAGTGGGACTCCAGGACAATCAGGAGCTTTTACACAAATTGTTGTAGCAAATACAGCACCTGCTTCACTATATTATTATTGTTCTAATCACGCTGGTATGGGTGGCCAAGCTAATATTACTTCAAATACTTGGGGTGCATTAGATTGGGGACAAGGAAGTTGGGCAGCTCAAGGTGATGTAGGCTTATCTGTTAGTGGAATAGCTGCAACTTTTAGTATTGGAAACACAACAGTCGATGCTGACATTCAAGTTGGTTGGGGTGGAGATACATGGGGTGAAAATGAATGGGGAGACCTTTCTGGAACTAATCCTATATTAGCTGGACAACAATTAACTTCTACAATTGGTTCTGTATCAGAATTAATTGTTGCTGAAGGTTCGGTAGATGTAACTGGAATACAATTAGCTTTTGGAACGCCAACTGCCGTTGGTGGTTCATCTGTGGATGTAACTTTAACTGGTTTAGAATTAACTTCTGCTATGGGAGAAGAAACAATTGGTATTGGAGCCAATGTTACTGGATCACAAGCAACAACTACT